GAGGAGGGATAAGTGGCCGAACGAAGCCATCAGCGGCGTGAGTACCCGATGATCGGGGTCCGGGAGTTTCGAGACACGTTCCCAACCATCACCGAGACCGTCAGGGTCATCCGTAGCCGCAGGCCCATGATCGAGGTCATCGGGACGTGGACACCCAATCCCAAGCGCAGCGATCTGGCTGACCCCGCGCCATAAGCCCTAGCGGCAGCACGACCGTGCTGTTAGTATCGGTCGCAACAGCACACTTGACCGCTTGGTCGTAGGCCCAAGCAACCTCGAACGGACGGGGTGGCCCTTCTAGGCCACTCCGTCTCTTCTTTTGGGGAAAACGTCGCCCACGGGACGCATTCCCTCGGGGAGACCTGTAACACCGGCCGCTGTTCCACGAGACGTCCGATGCCCTTGGGACTGACTCCGGCAATGCGGTGGAACCCCGCAGGCGACTGCCACCATCCTACACGGGAGGGATCACCGTGGAACACCTCGTTCGTGTGCATAACGAGTTCGATGCGCACCATCAACTGTTCGAGACGGAACCGGATCGGTCCCGTTGTGGTCGCAACCACGGCCACCACTGGGTCGTGGAGGTCGAGAAGCTCGGGCGTGAGAATGGGCTGGAGGACGATGTCGCGGGCTTGCTCTTGGAAGCCGCCGACCGTAGCCTCAACGAGATGTTCCCCACGCTCAACCCGTCGCCGGAACAGCTCTCTGTGCTGTTCATGGAGCGTTTGCTCCTTGGGCATCCTTCGATCGTCATGGTCAGCGTGAGTGATGGCCGCCTGACGGGTATCACGAGGAACACGCCGCGATGATCGAAATCGTCTATCTCTCCGTCCATGTGCTGATGACTAACACGTGGAACCCGAATCGGATGACCGACGAGATGCTTCGCAAGGAGATCGAGTCGATCAAAGAGTTCGGGTTCGTGGACCCGATCACCGTTCGCAAGTTCGGTGAGATGGTCTACCAGATCATCGATGGCGAGCATCGCTGGAAGGCAGCACTTCAGGTCGGGCTCACCGAGATCCCGTGCGTCGTGCTCGATGTCCCCGATGACGTTGCCGAGCAGCTGACGATCGTGCTCAATGACCTTCGTGGTAAGCCTGACGAGGAGAAACTGGCCGCGCTCGTGCGTGACCTGTCGACCCGGCGCTCGATGCTCGATCTGGAGCGGGTGCTTCCGTACAAGCGCGAACGGCTTGCCGAGATGATCGCCGAGCGCAAGGCGGACTTCGACTGGGATGCGCTCAAGCGTCCGAAGGGCGAGGAGAAGCAGGAAGAGGCTCGCCAGTGGGTCGAGCGGATCTACCGCCTACCGCACACGGCAGCACAGGTCATCGATGACGCCATCGCCAAGGTCAGGACACAGGAAGACATCTCGGATGACTGGGCCGCCCTTGAACTGATCTGCGGAGCCTATCTTGAGCAATGACAAAGAGCGGGTCTGGTTCATGGTCAGGTGGCTGCTACTTAGGGGCCACCGGGCGATGGATATCGCCGGAGCACTCAAGCCGTATGGATTGACATCGGGCAACGCCTACATACGGCAACGGTGCGAAGAAATACAAGATGATCGCGGCCGACTACATCGCTGGAGCATGACTTGGCCCAGAAGTACGACTACATCAGCCTGAAGAACCAGTTCGTGCAAGGCTCGATGTCGATCCGCGCCCTGTGCGAGCAGAACGACATCAAGACGTGGTCGGCCGTCAACGCCCGGGCGAACAAAGAGGGCTGGGTCGCGATGCGTGCCGAGTTCAGTCGGCAGGTCGAGAACAAGTCACTGGAGCATCTCGCCCAGAAGCGCGCCCAGAAGATCGGTGAGATCCAAGTCGACGCGCTCGAAGTCATCCATGCGGGCATTCTCAAGATGGCCGAGGACATGGACGAGACCGAGACGTACGAGGTCGGCGGCAAGACGTTCACTCGCAAGGTCATGCGGATCCACCCACGCGACCTTGCCATCTTGATCGAGAAGTTCCAGAGTCTCATCGGGCAACCGAGCCAGATCAATGAGAGTCGGAGTCTCGGCATCGACCTGATAACGCAGGCCGACCCTGAAGTATTGAGGGACCTCCTTGGAGCACTTCGATCCCCAAAGATTGTCGGACCAGCAGAAGGAGAATCTGCGCGGGGTCATCCTTCGTCAGCTCGCTCCAACTGACGTCTACGCCTATGGCGAGTATGTCTTTGGCTACGAGGCCGAGCCGCATCATCGAGAGATGGTCGATTTCATCGATGACTGCATCGAGCATCGGCACAACGGCGTCGTGCTCATGCCCCGTGGATCGGCGAAGACGACGTGGGGCAATACGATCAAGGTCAGTCACACGGTCAGCCGCTACAAGGACATCCGGATCGGCCTGATCTCCAACACGGCGAAGCAGGCAAACGACTTCAGCCGGGCCATCCGCTACACCCTCGAAGCCAACACCGAGCAGCACGAGATCTTCGGTAACCTGCGGTCTGCCCAGAAGTGGACCGATGTCGAGTGGTTGCGGGCGGACTCGCGCTGGGCAGGCAGCAAGGACGTGACGCTCTACTCGGCCGGGGCCGGGGGCGCCATCATCAGCAAGCGATTCGACGTCATCCTGTGCGATGACATCCTCGATGAAGAGAACACGGCAACGCCCGAGGCACGCGAGAAGGTCGAGAACTGGTTCTGGAAAACGCTCCGGCCATGTCTCGTCCCGGGCGGGATCATCATCGTCCTTGGGACGCGCTGGTCTGAAGACGACCTGTATCAGCATCTGACGGATGAGCCGGAGAAGGGCGGGCGGGGCTGGCGGTCATTGGTCGTTCAAGCGGTCCAGAAGGACGGTGACGGGGAGGAGTTCTCGTACTGGCCGAGCTACTGGTCGATGGACAAGCTCCGCGAAGAGCGGACCAACATGGGATCAGCGTTGTTCTCATGCGCCTATCAGAACGACATCTCGGGATTGATGACCGGCAACATCTTCCTGAAGCGGAACTACCAGTACTTCACGGTCCTGCCGAGTGACCGGACCTACACGATCCGGATGGGTGTCGACCTCGCGTCATCCGAAAAGGAACGAGCGGACTTCACCGCCCGGGTCATCACCGCCGAGGACAACGAGAATGGCGATTTCTACGTCCTGTCGGTCTACCGCGACAAGCGAGAGACACACCACGCCGAGTTCATCAACGACGGCCACCTCGCCTACCCGAGCATGGGGCTGGTCATTTGCGAGTCGAACCAGTTCCAGTCGACGCTGATCCAAGAGGTCATGCGAGACTACCCACGCATCCCGATCGAGGGTCGCAAGTCCGACGTGGACAAGGTGACTCGTGCCCGTGCTGTCGCCGCCAAGTACGAGGCGCACAAGGTGTTCCACCACGCCTCCCTTGAGGGCGGCGACTTCGAGCGTGAACAGCTCAGCTTCCCGAAGGGGCACGATGACATGATCGATGCCCAAGGGTTCTCGATGGACCTCGGCGGGGGCGGCTTCTTCTTCGGTTCCGTACGGAGGTGAAACAGTGCCGCTCGTATTTCCGGGTTCTGACCGGAAGAAGGGCGACGAGCCGGTCAACCCGAACGAACTTGTTTTCCGTGACGGCAAGCGCGAAGTCGCCCCGTATCTCGTGGACCTGATGTCCAACTTGGATACCGTCAGGTATACCTACACGGAAGCCATCGCCAAGGTCAATGATCGGATGTCCGTCGACTTCATCAACAACGCCTACAACGGTATCGTTCGAGCCCACTTCAGGGAGCCCGGACGATGAGCTGGCTCGGCGATTTCTTGTCCAACTCGTTCCGGACGAGTCCCAAGGAGATCCCGCAGAACAGCACTGCCTCGGTCATCAGCAACCAAGGCGGTGACTACCGCATGGGCGACCGTGGTCGGGTTGGCCGACCACGGGCCAAGGTCTATCGACGCTGGGCGGAGGGATCCGAGTGGGTCCGGGCTGCCATCGACGTGCGCAAGACGCAGGTCAGCCAGAGCGAATGGGACATCGTCAAGTTCGACCCGACTGGCCGGGAACCAAGTCCAACCTTGATGGCGGACATCAAGGAGAAGTTCCGCCAGCCAAGCCTGACGGTGGATTCATTCCGCAGCTTCATCGAGCCGATCATCGAGGACATCCTCGTCCTTGACGCCGGAGTCATCGAGAAGGAGCGAACGCTCCGCGGCGATCTCGTGTATCTCCATCCCGTGGACGGCGCGACCATCAGGGTCAATGCCTACTGGGACGGGTCGGATCCAGACGAGCCACGCTACTTCTGGTACCCGGACATGTACGAGCGGGATCGATTCAAGAACGCCGACATGGTCTACATGATGGAGAACCCGGCTACGTACCGGGTCGTCGGGTTGTCCAAGCTCGAAGTCCTCAAGAACACGATCGACGCCGAGCTGAGCGGCCACGCCTACAACAACCGGCAGGTCACCAACGCCGCTCCAGACGGGATGCTCGACCTTGGCGAAGGTGCCCGGGCCGAGCAGGTCGACGCCTTCAAAGCCTACTGGCAGGGCGAGGTCGCCGGGCGTGGAGCCATGGCCTTCGTTGGTGGATCAAAGAATGCCAAGTTCATCCCATTCAGATCATCCAACCGGGACATGCAGTTCCTTGAATGGCAGATGTACCTCGTGCGCAAGATCTGCGCCGTATTCGGTCTGTCGACCATGGATCTCGCCATCTCCGGAGACTCGAACCGTGCCACCGCCGACGTTCAGTCCGAGAACACGGAGGATCGCGGCCTTCGTCCACTTCTCGGCCTGATCCAGAACTACCTCACGCGAGAGATCGTGTGGGACAAGACGTACGGCGGACAGGACAACAACCTCTGCTTCAAGTTCACCCGCCTGAACCTGAAGGAGAGTCTCACACGTGCACAGGTCAACCAGCGTGCTCTCGCGGGCGTCAGCTGGAAGACCACGAACGAGGCCCGTCGTGAAGACGGTCTGGAGCCCCTCACCGGGGAACAATACGACTCGCTGATGGTCATCACGCCGACTGGAGCGGTCACGCTCGATGAGGTTCCTTCCGCCAAGGAATCGATGAGCAAGACCAAGCCAGAGCCGGGTGCAGCGGCAGCGAGTAGCCCAGCCAAGCCGACAGGGAAGAAGCCCCCGGCGAAGTAGTAAGAAGGAGTTCTGATGGCTGCATCTCTCAGCCTTCGTGTCTATACCTCTTCGGGTCCGACCGAGTCGGCCACGAAGACAGGTATCGACCTCATCAGCGCCGACAACGATACGAACACGCTTGCCAACCGGCAGGCCAACCCGATCACGGTCGGCACCAACAGCTACGAGAAGTGGCTGAAGCTCAAGATCGACACGGCCCCGGCCAACGGCGTCACCAACTTCAAGATCTGGGGTGACGGTGCCGTCGATGCGTCGACCACGCTGAAGTTCACGTCGAACTACGTGACCTACCAGCAGGGCACGACCGCCGCATCCACCGTGGGTAACGCCTTGTTCACGACCTACACGGCCAACAACAAGGCAACGTGGGACACCGCGTCGTATTCGGCGACCAACGCCACGACAAGGTTCGTCCTGTTCCAGCTCACGGTCGACTCGACCGCGAACCCGGGCAACT